GCACTTGAAGGCGCTGGTGTTCGATCAGGCTCAGAAGCGCGGCATCCGCCTCGCCGTATTTGTCGATCAATGCCTGGATTGACAGATCGCCAATGCCGCGCAGCGCGCTGATACTTTCGCCCAGACGGCTGTTGGCATCGGCCATTTCGTCGGCGGCAAACTTGCCGTCGCCGAACGCACCGAGGGCCTTGATGCCCCACTGCACCAGCGCGGCCCCGCCTGCAATGATCGCTATGGTGCCCAACGACACCGGATTGATCATCGACACGAACGCCGCGCCCAATGACTTGACTGCGCCACCGGCACCCATTGGCCCCAGAACCTGGCTGATCTGGGTGCCCTGCTGGATTGCCATTATCAGGGGGTTCTGCCCCGCAGCCATCATCACGCCGATGTCGTTGAATTGGGCCGCCAGGTTGCCGACATTGGCGGCTGCCATGCCTGCGCCACGGCCAACACCCGTCAGCGCCAATGCAGTGGCGTTCGATGATGTCGTGGCCGCCGCGCCAACGCCCAGATACCGCGCCTCTGCCAGCGCCAGCACCCGGTTGGCCTCTTCCTGCGTGGCGGTGCCAACCTGCACCGCCCGCTGTGCTTCCAGCACCGCAGCCTCATAGCGCTTCGAATTGGCATAGGTGCCGTCAAGCGAAGCGCGCAACTGATCGAACGCCGCCGCGCTGGCATTCGCCTCTGCCACCCAGGCCGTGCCAACCTTCCGGGCTGCAATCTCGGTCGCATTCGCTACCGCCCGCTGCTCGTTCACCATCAATGCCGATGCTGAAGTCGAAATGGTGCCCGTTGCCTTGACCGCCACACCGAGTTGCTGGAACGCCTCGACCATCTTGCGGGTAGATGCTACCGCAGCAGCCGTCTCTGCCGTGATCCGATAGGCAAGTGTGGCGTCGGTCACTGATCCTCTCCCTTGTCACTGAATTGTGCCAGGATGGCGTCCATCTCGTCTGAAGCGTCGATCTTCGACTGGCCCCGGGTAAGATAATCCTCGATGTCGTTTTCCTCGCCGCCAAGCGCCAGACGGATCACATTGATCCGCGCCCGCTCTTCGGCGCTGTCCAGCGCCAGATGGCCGCTGGTGTAGGCGCGCAACTGCGCCAACGTCAGGTTCAGGATGTCGGCGTGGCTGTGTCCGCGCCTGATGAGCCACGCGAAGAGGTGGCCCCAGCTGCGGCTGTCATCTGTTCCGCCAGCGCCGCGTTCGCACCCGTCCACGCGGGCAGAACGCGCCGGGCGAAAAAATCAAGGTTGACCTCCATGACAGCTCGCACAAGGCGCAGAAAACCATCGGGATAAAGCTCCCCGATTTCCTCGGCACCGCGCCCGGTCGCAATCACCATCGCCGCCTGCATATCATCGCAGTGCGTCATGGTCGCTGCGCGGAAATCCTGTGCCAGAATCAGCGGCAACACCGGGTTGATTGCTCTGGTAAAGGCGGCGAGTTGGCGAACCTTGAGCGGCAGGATGGGGAATGTAGCCCCCCCTACCGTCACATTCACCGGCTCCGGGTCGAAGATATCCAGATCATCCATCACCGCGCCACAATCCTGAATTCGTCATTACCCGCCGTTGAAACGGGCAAACACCGAATATCCGCGCTGGTCAGCGCGCGACCCTTGTAGTCAAGGACCTGGTTGTTGAGCCGCTGGATGGATGGTGCATCCACCACGATCCGGTTGCCCGCCGTGGAACCGTGCGTGAATGAAAGGCCGGTCAGTGTGTTGGCGTTCAGATCTGTGCGCCATTGCACCTCCTCGGCCGTGCTCAACTCCACTGTGATCGAACCGGTGGCCTCGCGGTTGGTAATGTCGATGGATTCGCCTATGGCAGCGCCACTCCCCAGCAACTCCATATGTTCGACCGTGTTGCCCACCTCCAGCTCGAACGCCCGCGTGACCAGTGCAGTGCCGCCGGTGACCGTGCCTGTCGCATAGGTGCCACCCAGCTTGATCGAACCGCTGTTGGCATCGCTGACAACCTCTGGCCTGATCCATCCGGTGAAATCCGGGGCCAGGTTAGCGACAGCGGTGGCCGCAACGTCGAACCCCACGAAGCGAAAGCTGAACATCGGGCGCTCATAGGCATTCATACTCAGTTTGACAGTGCCCATCGCGCCGCGCACCACATAGCGCACCCCGTCGTTCTCAAAACGGAAACCGGCAGAAGATACCGGGTTGGAGGGGGTGTATTCCACCCGGTTTGAAGCGCTGATCGCCTCCTGCATGGAACAGCAGCGCAAAAGTTTGCCCCACTTGGGCGCGACGCCCAGTGCTCCCGATCCGGCCATCTCGACCATGAACTCAAGCACACATTGGCGGGTGCCAACCAGTTCTTCTGCCCCCCCAAGGTAATTGCGGATCAGATCGCGCTTCACCCCATTCCGGGGAAATGTCGCGGTAAGCTCGCTCACCAGCACGGCGTCGGCTGCAATATAGGTGATTGCGGCCCCATAACTGGCCTCCACAGCCATGAAAATGCTGGCATTCCTGATCCGGCGTCCCATTATTCAATCTCCTCTGGCTGTTCTTCGGGTTGCGGCACGACATCCGGGGCGGGCCGATTTTCGGGGGCAGGGCGAAACCATGTCCATGTTTTGTGGTCCAGAACCCACGTTCCCCCAATTTCGGGAAAGGGTGGCCATGGCCGATCTTCTGGCGGGACAGGCGCGTCAACGGGGGCATTTCTAGCCATGGCAACAGCCTTTCACGGCAAAGGGCAACGGGCGCTGCCGACCATCGGCAACACCGGGCAAGGGCGCTGATGAAAGCGCTAAAGCCGGATTTCGTATTCCACCGCATAATCTTCGCGCCAGCACACCAGGCCGGTTTCAAACCGGTCCAACTGCCCGCCGACAAATTGCATCGGGGCATGATTGGCATCAATGGCCCATCCCGGCAGCGCCGCGCGCAACTGGTCGGTCAGATCGTCCAGATCGTCGGCGGCCCCGGCGTCGGCATCGCCATCCTGTCGCCGCTGCATCAGTATGTAGACGCTGAAGGTCTGCATCACATCCTGACTGTGCAACGCGCCGATCAGACGATCCGGGTTGGCCACCATCTTCGCTGGCGTCACCAGTGCCGATGGCAAGTCCGCGTCGGCAGCCGAAGTCAGCGCGTGGGCCACCGTGGCAAAGCCCGGACAAAGCAGCTTGATCCGGGCTATAACCGCGCTGGTTCTCACAGGGCGGCCTCTTCAAGCTCGCACATCGTAAAGCCATCCGCCGCCGGGCTGGTCGAAGGCAACACCCGGATCACCGTGAAACGGCGCGGGGCCACCGATGGCGGGCGCACCGTGAAGCCCTTGGCAACACGTGGCAAATCGCTTTTCAAAACCCGAAGTGTCGGTTTGATGAACTGCGTTGGCCTGCCATCTTCGGCGTAAATATCAACGGGCTCCTCGCGAAATACCGCGGTCAGCGTTACGCTGATCCCGGCCTTGTCGGTCACAATGACGGGCGCGCCGAACACCTGGTTCAAAACGCCCGTCAGCCCGTCAAAGATCGCGGTCATCAAAGGCCGCGAACAAGCACTGAACCGGTCGCCTTGGCCGAGGCTTCACCGAGAAGTGCTGCGGCATACCCGATCAGCTTGTTGGTCGACACGACAAGTGTGCAGAGTTTCGCCGAATCATCCCAATAGATCGGCGCGCCCATCGTCCATGCCGTGCCTGTCAGCTTGGCCAGGGTGAACGTCCCGATGATACAGCCCTCCACAGCGGCGGTGCTGGCGGCCGCCGTTTGCGCCACCGCGAAAAGGCTTCCGACCTGAAAGCCCGCCCCCGATGCCACTGCATATGGGGCGGCAAAAGACAGCACATTGCCATCCTGCGTAAACGTCTTCATTTGGTGATCTCCTGATGATGTGATTGTTGCCCCGGCGGGCGCAGCGGCGGCAACGGATGTCGCCGCTGCGCCCGCCGGGTCTGTTCTTCAGGTGCCGTCAAGCCCCGTTGTTCTTGAAAGCGCCCCGGAAGTCGACAGCACCCAGACCGAAGTCGTGTTCCAGCGTCATCGACCACCCTTGAATGCCGAACGGCTCATAGGTGCGCAGGCGCGGTGCCTCGGCCCCATTCAGATAACCATAGACAAAACACTGGCCGCCGGGCATTGCCGGGTTTGCAAAAAGATACCAGTTGTTGTTGCTGATTTCCGCCGTCACCACAACTTCCAACTGGCCCGCGAACGGGTTGGCGCTGCCGGCAAGAGCCGGTGTGATCTGCGTCACCAGTTGCTTGGCCTCGATCTCCTTGTCCGGGCCAACCAGCAGGATCGCCGGCGTCAGGTTCAGCTTTTCCCCGTCGATCCCGGTCTGCTTGCGCATCGCCGCCTGCCCGATGCTGAGCGAAGCGATCGAGATTGCGGTGCCGGTCGAGGTGAAATTGCCCGCCGCCGTGAAACCACGCGTGGCAGCCGCCAGCCAGATCGCCAGACCATCCGACGCCAGCACCGCCGATGCCATGAAGGCATAGAAGGTCGCCTCCTCGAAAAGCGCGATCCGCGACCCATAGTCGTTGATCATGTCGGTGATGGCACCGGTATCGTCATCGACGAACATCTGGCGCGTCAAATTCAGCCCGACGCCATAGGGCAACAAAATTGCGGTTTCGCGCTTTTCCCCAAAGGTGCTGAACTTGATTTCGCCACCTTGACCGATTGGCATCAGGTTGCGGAAATCCCCGGCCCTCACCATCGGGTGTACCCGGAAGTCGTTGAAATTCTTCAGGCGGGCGATCCTGCGGTACGTTGGCATACTCACCTTGTAGCGGTCAAGCAGTGCCTTGTTCAGCGCGTTCTCAAAGATGCCGGTATAGTCCGATGTCGTGTGCGTCCCGGCCATCATCGCCTTGACCTTGTCACCGGATGTGCGCAACGCACCATTGTAGCCCGCTGCGGCAGCGGCCATTTCAACCAGCGACATCGACATGTAGCTGGCGGCCTTGTCGGTGGTGGGCTGCTTGCGGGTGAACTGTGCCACCAGCGCCGCTTCCATGCCTTCGCGGCGGGTATCAACCTCATCCCGCACGATGCCCGACCGCATAACCGGGGCCTGCGCCGCCGCCATGCTGGCCAGAAACCTCTGCCCCGCCATCGCGGCCGGGGTGCCATCGTTGCACAGCACTTCCACTTCCGCAGCGGTCAGGGCACCCGATGCCACGAACGGGCGCGACATGGTGCGGATGTCCGTCTGGCGGATGCGCTCGGCAACGGTTGCCTCCTCTGGCGTGACCGCCATGATGGCCAAAGCGGCAGGCGCAGCGGCGGCAACGGATGCCGCCGCCGGGGTCGTGATTACTTCGGGCATTTCTGCCTCCTGTGATAGGGCCAGTGTGGCCGGTTGACCGCCAGCGGCGGCGGATTGTCCGGGCGCTGGCGCGCCCGAATGCTTGCGGGCGGCCATCATCGCGGCCATGCCCCTGTTCATCCTGGCAAACGCGGCGCGGGCAGCGTCCATCGTCATCGCCGCGGACGTTGCCTCTGGCGGTGCGGTCTCGGCCAGCACCTCATCGCAAAATCCGGCGGCAATCGCCTGCGTAGCATCGAACCAGGTTTCGGCTTTCATGATCTGGCGGGCTTGGTCCGAACTGATCCCGGCCGCTGCGGCATAGACACCGGCATAGGTGTCGGCCAGTTGGCCCGTCACATCCGCTTGCTTGCGCAGTTCATCTTCGGTGCCCCAGATCATGGTTGAAGGATCGTGGATCATCAGCAGGCTGCCCTGCGACATCATCCGCTTTGCCGCCCCCATGAAAATCAGCGATGCGGCGGATGCGGCAATACCCTCGACCACGACCTCCACGCCACCGCTGTGCTGGGCAATCATCGATCGGATTGCTTCGCCGGCAAAAGGATCGCCGCCGTCACTGGACAGGCGGATGACCGCGCGTTCGGAAAAGGTCGACAGGGCTTCCCGCACCATCTGCGGGCAGAAATAGCCGATGCCGCCGAACCACGCGGCATCGGCATCCGCCACCACATAGCCGCTCAGAATGATCTGGCCATCAAAGACCATTTCGCGCCCGTTTCTCATTGCTGTCTCCTGCCCCGTCAGTTGGTCTGCGTAACGGAAATTTGCGGTGGTTTGGCTGCCGGAACCCTGGGCGACAGCCCCGCTGCCGCGTCCATCTCCAGATCCTGAACGCGCTCGCGGCGAATTATTTCCGGGTCATACCCCATCTGCCGCTGCGTCCGCTGCATCGAGGTCAATCCCGCATCCACCGCATCGATGCTGGCAGGTATCTCACGTGTCGGATCAATCAGCGGACGTCTCGGTGCCGTCCAGTCCAGTGTGAATTCGACCTTTGGCAAACCCGACATCAGCGCCCAGGCATCCAGCAACCAGCGCTCGACCCCGCTGCAGAATTGCTCGATCATCACATTCTGCTGCCACCGCTCTACATTGCGGTCCATCACCATGTGGCCCATCCGCGCTGACGAAAAGTTGACGCCCGACAGATCGCCCGACAGGCTTTCGCGGGTGATCCCCAGACCCATCGCCACCATGCCCATAGCCTCGGCCATGAATTCCTTGTAATTATCGACCTTCGGCGGGTTGGTCCATTCCACCTTGTTGCCCGCTGGCAGCTTTACCAGGGCACCGGGAGCCAGATCCTCGATCTCCTTCAGATTGACATCCGCCGCGTTCTCGTCGGGGATGACAACCCCAGCCAGCAGCGCCGCCATGCGCTGTTTCAGGATCTGCGCTTCCTGATAGTCGCTGATTTCGCCCATCGTCATCATGACCGGGGCAAACCACGATACTCCACGCGTCTGCCCGGGCCGGTCGGTGCGCCGGACATGGATGATGTCCTGCGCCGCCACTCGTGTCGATTTCAACGCAAACGCGGTGGTGCGTATCACGGCACCCGGATGCTGCGACCACAGGTGATAGGCCTCAACCGCCCCGGTCGGGCCGTACTCCACACCCTCAACCACCATGTTTTCCCCATTGGCGGTGATGTTCGTGTTCAGATAATCTGCCTCCATCAGCTCGATCTGAAACGGCAGGGCCAGACCGGCCTCCAGCCTTGGATCGCGAATTCGCCTGCGCACCAGAATTTCACCATCTGAAACCACCGCGCTCATCGCAATCTCCTGCAGCATCGGCAGGGTATTTTCGCGCAGCGCGTCAATGTCTGTCGATAGCAGGTGGCGCGCGACAATCGCCGTTATCCGATCCTTTACCGCGACGGTCGTGCCCGGCGCATGAACCGATGGCATGATCCCGGTGCCCACCACCGCGCCCACGATCACTTCCCGGGCGCGGGCGGCCAGCGGGCGGTTGCGCACCATGTCGCGCGCCAACTGCCGCACATGAATGCGGTGGCCATAGCCTGCCCCGTCCGCCGACGATGCCGGTGATTTCCACCCTTGCGTTCGCCGTCCCTTTGATGCGGCGTCATAATTCATCAAAACCTTGATGCCCGCCCTTGCCTTGGCCCGGATCAACCCCGCTTCTGCCGAGAAAAAACTGACAACGCGGTCAAGCGGGTTCATCACAGGCCCCGCGACGTGGTGGGATAGGCAATGACCGGCGACGACCGGTTGACGCCCGCCACCTCGGCTTCCATCATCGACAGCATGGCACGCATGTCCGCAATGGCATGGAACTCGATCTCTTCGCCGTTGGGCATCCGCCCCCGGCGCAGACCGCGCGCCATCAGGCTCTTGATCGCGTCCACATCTGCCTGCGTCCAAGCCATTATCTATCCCTCAGCCACTTGATGCCGTTACCCGGTGCGCCGATTGCTGGTGCCGGTCCGGATTTCCGGGCAGCACTTTCGCCGTCGCCCCGTCCGTCGCCCCGTCCGCCGATCCTGACCGCCCGGCTATTTCCCGGACCCGGCTCAGCCCAGTCCGGGCACTGCTCTGCACTGATCCGGAACAACCCGCGATGTTCTGCCATCGCCCGGCCCTGCACCGACAGGTCGATGCTTTCGTTCCGCACCATCCCGGCCCGCTTTTCCCACTTGCGCGCCGTGCGGCGCTCAGCGGTGAATTCGATCATCTGGTGTTCGGGCAGCCACTTCGGCAGGTGCATGGTGCCCCCGCCGGTCTCTGTCCGCCCCAGCGCCGCCACCACACTGTCCTTGATCCGGTCCACCGCCATGTTCAGGATGCGGATCGACCGCGCCCGCTTGCCGTTCGACGCCCGCTCCGGGGTTTCGTACCACACCCGGCTGCGCTGGTGGAAACCGCCCCAGCCCCGCGAAACGAACCACAGCCCGCCCTGCCCCGCCTTGCGCCGCGCCCGCAGAAACTTTTCGGCATTGTCCGAAACTCCCGGGCCCCCGTGAAAATCAACCGCCAGCATCAGGGGCATCAGACCATAATCTGCACCATCGACCGGATAAACCTGGGCGGCCAGCGGCTCCAGCACCACCCAATCCTCGGCATTCCGCCCCGGGTCCAACTTGCGGTCGGCGGCGTCCGGGCTGTCTTTCGGCAGGCTCGCCAGATCGCGGCGGTCGATTACCGCGCTCTCTCCCTCCAGCCCCCAGGCCATCACCTGCAGCGTGAAATAGCTGCCCTGCACATCGACGCTCACCGTGATGAACCGCGTCCATGCCGGGGCCACACCCCGCGCCATGTCGCGGCGGTTTTCCCGCAGCTTCCCAAGGTTCAGCACGCCATCTTCGTCCCCGGCGCTCGGGCGGAACGGCAGGCCGATGTCGGTATTGACCACAACCTGCACGTCGCGCTCTTCGCCCATCACCGCCGCGCTGCGCTTGGCCACCTCCAGCCGGGTGATGATGGTCGACCAACTGGCGAATGCCGCCGCCGCACCGTTCAGATGATAGCTCAGCCGCGACACCGACCTTATGTCGGGATCGCCGACGCGGACCAGCCGCCCGTCGTCGGTCTCATGCAGCCAGCCGCCGCGCCCCTCCAGCGCCAGGCGGTTCAGCACCACTTTCTGCGACGGCGCGATCAGGCAGCCACAGCCCTCCGCCGGGCACATCATTTCGGCCGCTTCCCCGGCCTTCGACGGTGGCAACTCGCTGTCGTAATGCAGCCGGTCCACCCTTGGCTCGAACAATTCGCTGCAATGCGGGCACTCCCAATACCAGCGCGCCCGGGTGCCGCCGTTATACAGACCGACGATCCCCTCGCATGGCGGCATCTGATGTGGGCTGTCCGCCACCCATGCCTCATCCAGCACCGGAAACGCGGGCGAACTTTCCGCCACCGCCATCCCCCGCGACCCCAGCGTTTCCGGTCGCTTTGCCGCCAGGGCGAACGGCGCGCCTTCGCCGTCGATGTTCGTTTTCATGCGGTCGATGTCGGTCACAAACTCGAACTGAGACGTTCTGCCGGCCCAGTTTTCCGCCGTCGGCCAGCCGATCCCCAGATTTGTGCCGCCCCGGAACCGCTTGGAAAATATGTTTCTGTCGCCGGTACCCATCCCCTGCCGCTCCGCCAACTCCGGGCTGTTGCGGATCATCGGGGCCACTTCGTTTTCGCTCCATTCCTTTGCTTTGCCCTGACCCATATGGGTGACATGGACCGGGCTCTGGTCGATCATTATCGCATAGGCAATACCGACCTGCAAAAGCCCCAGCGTCTTGCTGGCCCGCGCAGGACCGACGAACACCAGCTCACGCCAGTTCCGGCTCGCCATCATGTCGGCGGGCTCCACCATATAGGGCGCGACGTTCCGGTCGAAAGGCACCCACCGCCCGTTGGCATTGACCCGCATAAAGCGTTCGGCGCATTCGGTCACGCTCATCCGCCGCGCGGGGCGCAGGTTTGCCAGTACCCGGCGCAGCGGTCCCTCTACCCCGGCAAACGGCGGCAGGGGTTGATAACCGCTGTTTGCCACGCCGGTCACAGCCCCGAAACTCCACCCGACAGATCGTCGTTTATCTGGTTGTTCAGCATGTGGAACGCCGCGATCCGGTTGGCGGTGCCGTTCAATATTTCGTCGCAATAATCGATCATCCGCGTCACCTGCTCCGGTGTCAGGCCCAGCTCGCGCTCGGCCCAGTCGGGCAGGCCCTGCACCCCGGCCCGGAATTCGCCCATCAGGGCGGCCAGAAGCGGCTCCACCTCTGCGACATGGATCAGTTCGCGCCGTTCCCGCTGCGCCCGGTTCCATGCCATTTCGGCGGTCAGTTCCGCCAGCCGCTGCGCCGCCGACAGTTGCACCCGCCCGACATCTGCGGTCAGGTTGAGAAAATGCATCCGCAGTTGATGCACCGATGTGTCACCCGCCGCCTTGGTCGCCCGCTCTTCTGCCTGCCGCGCTTCCCGCCATGCCCAGCAATGGCTAAGCCGGAACACATAGGCGGTGCCGTTCGCGCCCTCCTGTTCGACCGGGATGCCGTCGACCCGCCATTTGTCGATCGTGTTGGTTGATACGCCGAAAGCCTGTGCCAGTTGCCCCCGGTTCATGTCCGCATCACCCACGCCTGCCGGCAAAGGCCATGCCTTCAGCGCTTCATCATCCATGGTGGAACAACAACTCCAATGTTATCATATACCTAATCCGCCACCCCAACGTACCATTTCAACGGGGCCCGAATTACC